CATGAGGAACAGTAGTATGAGACCAACTAAAATAATAAGTCCAATGGAAATATATTCCGTTTTCCACTTATAAACATCTTCCAACACTTCGGGGATGTTTATTGGTGGTGGCAACTCCTCATTTACAACTTCCAGGGGAACCTTTGGTAGACTCTCCAACTTGTCCGTACTTCCATGAATTCTTAACTTTATAGCGTTATCTCTTTCATAGAAATCAACTGGTATAAGTTTGTTATTTTCTTTGTAATACCATTCAATTTTGAGATTTGATATTTCCCGTTGCGATCCATTATTAAATTCGTGTACAAATGAGTCATCACTTCCATAAAATGTGTAATATTTTTGAGCACTACTGTATGTACTATCATCGTCATTATTCATAAATACACCCGTATAAAATGGTGTATTTGTGTATGAATCCTGATTAAAGTCATCTGGACCAGTTGATATTTTTAACACAAAAGTTTTAGGTCCAAACGCAACTCCTGGATCACCACCTTTTATAACACTACTTGATGAACTAACATTTGAAGTATTTAGGCCAAATATTTGATTTGGTGTTGTTCTATTCATGACATTTGATGACCAACCATCAACACCATTGTAAAAATCAAGGTTAAATTCATTAGTTGCTGCGACATTTGAAAATTGAAACTTTGAATAACTGTACGCCACTTGATCAACCGTATCACAACCCGCTGCAGCTATCGCATTCTTCACAAAAGTTGCCACAGTAGTTTCACTCGGAGTACCAGCTATAGAATTATCTAAAGGATCCAATTCAACATCATATGTACCAAAATCATCATGAATTGTAAATTTATTATTGAAATGATTGATTATTCTATTTCTTGGTATCCTCGCTGAAACAACTTCGAGTTTTGTAACGTTATACAATGGTGTTTTCAAAGTCACACTATAATTATTTGAGTATTCATAGATTGTGGTGTCGCGCTCACCTGAATCTATGTCAAGGGTATGAACCTTCATTAAAATATAGGCACAATATTTTAATGATTGTTTTTGTCTAATATGTGTAAAAGTGTACTTAACCAATGTGGTGCGCCAATGGGTTGTTCTGGAGTTGTCTCTTGGCAATCTCCAAGTTTCTTGAATTGGGGTTCTCATTACCCTTGTACGCATTGAATTGATGGAAAGGTTTTTGTTGGTAGTTTTGAGTCCAACCACCATTGGCTGGATTCACACGACCATCCACGCGTGTGGTATCTGAACGAACCGCTGTGAGGCGTCCACCTTGCTTGAGGGCACTCTCCCGCACATTCATACGGCCTGGGTTACCCATACGGTTCGCCTTACCTCTGCGATCCTCTGGGCGGAAACCATACTTCATCAACTCTTCGTTGTTCTTGGCAGTCATTTGAGCAGCCACACTTGTCGCATAGGCACCAGTGAAGTTGGTAATACCTGGAGCCGCGTGACTGTAGTGAGCAAATTGCATATCATTGCGGTCACTCTTGAAGCGAGTTGGATCCTGTGGCATCGTTTGGGCTGGAACAAAACGCTTAGCGCCATTGAAACCAAGGCCATCGGAGCGGTTACCAGTCTCTGAACGGTTTGTGATGCGCATAGTCTTTTGATGACTCGCGCGTGGCACAGCACCGGACATACCCTGAGCCCGTCCAGCCACTGTGGGAAGACGAGATGGGAGGTAGGCTGTAGTTTCTGGCTTGTTATGTGTCAATTGACCAACAACGGCACCTCGACCACCTGTAATGTCCATGGCTGGACCGGAGCGACCTGGAAGTGTTGTGAGCCTGTACTCACCAACATTAATTGGGTTCACACGGAAGAGTTGTTGAAAACCACCTTGAGCTGGTGTATCAGCGCCAATACCAAGACCGGGGCCAACCATTTGCTTCTCGATTGGGGAGAGGTTGTTCATACGACCTGTATCATACATACGATTTCTCATATTGAGGATCTCTTGACCACCGCTTCTCTGTTGACGACTGATGTCAGCAAAGCTGGCCACTTCCATCTTATGTGCCACTTCAACTTGTGGTTCAAAATCTCTTTCTGTGAATTCTGGGACCTCATCATCATTATTATTGTTATAAACAACTGGTGGTTGTTCAACAACTAGTGGTTGTTCAACAACTGGCTTGTTACTCAAAGATCGACCAGCGAAAATCAGACCAGCGACAGCTGCGAGTGAAATGGGATCAGCCATTCTTATTTTTTAGTAACATTTTTATTAGCGTATCTTTGTTGGAAGAGACCGTTCTGGAGTTCGGCACGCGTACTCGCAGGTTCGTATCTCATGGTGCGAAGTGGCACCTTACATTCCATGTTTGTCAATGGGAAAAGGTTGCGTTCATAGGTTGGAACAACAACCTTTCCGAAACGACTGGTTGATTGTGGGCGAAGTTGGTCACTCACATCAATGTGTTGCGCTGGAGAACCTTTACCCGCCATGTATGGAGCTGTGCCATAAAGCATGGTGTTTGGGCGGCAACCACCACAGTTAATAGAACTGGGCTGAGGGTACACAAAGATTTCTTCAGTCGCTCGCACTGGTGGGACTGCACCTGCATTTTGAACGATCGCAAGACCAGGTTGAAGTTGGTATGCCATTTATTATTACAAAAGATTTATTTATCGTCTATCACCGGTAATATCAAGACCACTAAAAGCTTCGAGTTGAGTACCACGTACATTGGGGTCACACATTCTTGGATTGCTTCTGCAAATGTCCCCATTCTTTGGTCCATACAACCACTCGGCGAAGGCAGTTTGATCGCCTGGAATCTTTGAAACTGGGGAAGTCACNAATTGACGAGCTGCAGCGTTGCGTTGGTATTTTGGCAAAGCGGAACGNGAACGACCCGCATCATATGGGATTCGGTCGTCAAGNTAGTTCTTNACAAATGGCTTCACAGTTGGGTAGTAGCACGCTTCAAGGCGGTTTGGAGCATCTGTGTAGTCTGTAATGAGAACATTCCCCATTGGGTTATCTTCTGTTGGTAATTGGCAACCCATATCACCATTTACAGACATCCCATATCCTTCCTTAACCATTTTAGATTTGTACATAACATAAAGAACGCTAAGAATAGTGGCACCAAGAACAAATATTCTTGGATCACGACGAGTAAGGTAAATAATGCACGACGCGTAGATCACAAAACGTGAAGCCGCGTTAATTCTCTCTTCTGGTGTCTGATCACGGTTTGGCCAGAATTGAGTAACTTGATCAGCTCTAATNAGNTGCTGAGGATCGTCAAACCAAGCCTTCATTTAGTATAACTTGAGGTTTATTTTTTACCCATACCGCCAAGCATGCTTCCCATCATTTTCATGAGCGCATCCTGATCAATTTCACCACCCTCAGTCTGCATCTTGTCGGCACAATCCTTGGCAATGGTTTCAATAAGACCAAGTGTTTCGGCTGGAATAGCAGTAATGGTCGTACCCAACATGTAAAGGGTCTGGAGATACTGCCATGTCGCAGCCTTGGTATTGTCGCTCATTCGGTTCCAGTAACTCTTGATGTTAAGATCCTTCAACAATTCAATCTTTTCAATCTCTTCGAGAAGGAAGGACTCATCCTTGGAAGAGATCTTGTCGGCGTATGGAGTAACACCCTTCATGAAACCATCAACAATGAGTCGTGGGTTCGTTTGCTTGAGCATTTCAAAAGATGTAGTCATCTTCTTGATGCCTTTTTCCTCTGGAAAAGTCTTGTGCAATTCCACAAGAAATTGGGAGAGCATGTCATTAAACGCAGTGACAGACGCCATTTTCTTATACCAAGGGTTTAATCTTTAAGTTTAGAAAGGTTCAGTAGAGATAGCCTCTTTCTGACCAAGTCCGTTGGCTACAATGAAATAAACGAGGATTGCATTGAGAGCCGCCGGCTTTGTGTATTTATTAAGTTCCAACTTACCTTCATTATTGAGTTGAGCCTTGAGGTGAATGTAACCCGCGGTGATGGCGGCAGCAATGAGGGCAGCGCTTACTGGGTCTCGGAGATATTCGGAGAGATCTTCCATTTAATTATACGCAGTTTTTTTTACACGCTGTTCTGGGGCATCTC